GCTGATGATCAAATTGGTTTTTTCTTTAAAGAAGTACAAAAAATACAAGAAGCATTAAATGAATTTACGTTAAAATAAACTTAAATGTTAAATAAGAAAACTAAAGAACCGGCTGCAACCGGTTCTTCTACTCCAGAACCTATAATAAAGAAAAAAAGAGGAAGAAAACCATCGAAAAAACAATATTTTACTGCTGATGTAGATGCGGCAATAAAAGAATATTTAGCATCATCTAATCAAGAAGAAAGAAATTATATTTACAAAAATAGAATACATTACGCTTTTTATAAATTAGCCGAAAATTTAATACATACTTTTAAATTTTATTATACAGAAGTAGATGATTTAGAAGATTTAAAACATGAAGTTTGTTGTTTTTTTCTTGAAAAACTGGATTATTTTAAACCAGAAAAGGGATCTAAAGCATTTAGTTATTTTTCTATAGTAGGTAAAAATTATTTAATACTTTATAATAATAATAATTATAAGAAGAAAAAAATAAAGGCCGACCCCTTAGCTGCGGATGAAGATGAGGGAGTATTACGTCAATTAGGTAGGGATGAACGTAAACAGGACATAAAAGATTTTATAGACTATTATACGGATTATGTAGATAAACACATGTTTACTTTATTTAAAAAAGATCATGATAGAAAAGTTTGTGATGCTGTAAATATACTGTTTAAACGTAGAGAAAATTTAGAAATTTTTAATAAAAAAGCACTTTATATTTATATAAGAGAAATGACAGGCGTTGAAACTCCCGTTATAACTAAAGTAACTAAAATACTTAAAAAATTATATAGAAAACTATATACTGAATATTCAGAAAACGGACACATAAAAATTTAACTCTTCCATATTTATAATAAAATAGTATGGATCCATTAAACCAAATATTATTTGATAATAAATCTTTTTCTGACTTATTAAAAGAAATTCATAGTAACCAGACGAAAAAGAAAAAACAATTAGCGTCTCTAATAGCTGAGCTAAAACCCTTAGTTCAAACATTAGGTGATGCTACTGTTGTAGTTCCATTAATAAAAGAATATATGGAAATAAGTGTTAAAAACGATGATCAATTAATAAAAATGGCAGCTATAGTACAACGTTTATCTACAGGTACTGCTAATACAGGTGATGGTGGATTATTAACAGAGGAAGAAATGGCTCAACTTCAAGAGATAACAGAAGAAATAGCTAAAACAGTAGAAGAACCTAAACAAATAGAAGCCCCGGATCAAAATGGTAGTAGTTAAGAAAGGAATTAGTAATGAAAATATCAATTTAAGTAATCTTAGCGCATTAAAAGCCGTAAGAGTAATAGATATTATTTTAGATATTAACCACCCATTAGCAGAAGAAAATGGGGGTTATGATTCAATAGGTATGATAAAATATACAGCTTTGGATGATAATGATACTAATATGGAATCCAAAGATGCTCCTTCAGCATTTCCTCTTTTTACACATTTAAAACATTATCCATTAATAAATGAAATAGTATTAATTATATCAACTAATAACACTAGCATTTATAGTGGTAAAGAAAAAGATGATTATTATTTACCACAAATTAATATGTGGCGTCACCCTCACCACAATGCATTACCTACTTTAAAAAACATTACTGAAGAAGAATCAGTTATAAATGATTATAAATCTACTGAAAATGGATTAGTAAGAAGAGTAGAAGATGGAAGTACTGAAACTAGACTTGGAAATTATTTTAATGAACAAATAAATATAAAACCCTTATTATCTTATGAGGGTGACATGATTTTAGAAGGAAGATTTGGTAACTCTATTAGATTTGGATCTACTAATAAAAGTAATGAAATATCTAATCCTAATAGTTGGAGTGATTTAGGTAATACAGGTGATCCCATTACTATAATAAGAAATGGACAACCCAATAATTTAGATGATAAAGGATGGTTACCTACTATTGAAAATATAAATGGAGATGCTTCAAGTATATATTTAACTTCAAACCAAAAAATCCAAAATTTTATACAGGCATCTCCGTATATGGATTCTTTTAATGCTATTTATGAAGAGCCTTTATCATTAGAACAAAGTTTACTTGAACCTAATAATAATGATTTACAAAGTTCTAATATAGTAATAGAAAACGAAACATTACCTAGTAAAGATCTTGATTTAAGTGGTACTCTCCCAGGAACTGGAATTAGTGAAAAAGAAGAATTATTAAATGTAATTAATAATCCAAAAACTACTAATGAATCAGAAAGTTCCATAGATGATCAAATTATACAAAAAGATAATATAGACCTTGAATTACCTAATTCTTACGTAGATCCTGGTTCGGGTGCTGGAAGTAGTGGGGCAACTAATGAATTTGACTTAACAATAGATTAATAATGGCAATTAATACAGAAGAACCAATAGGAACCCATTTTTTATTAAAACATTTAATATGGTCTAATACTGCAAAAAATAATAGTATTAATAATATGCCTGGTATAGATGGTTCACCATCTCAAACTGAAGTTATTGAAAATTTAAGAGCACTAATGGTTAATATTATTGATCCTATAGTAAATATTTATCCTGATTTAATAATAAATTCAGGTTATAGATGTGTAGAATTAAATAAAAGATTGGGAGGATCTAATACTTCTCAACATATTTTTGGTCAGGCTATAGATATAAGAGTACCTAATTTAACTACTGCTGATTTGTATAATTATATTTATGTTAATATTAAAGGATGGGATCAATTAATATGGGAATATCCTGAAAAAGGTAATAATAGTTGGGTTCATGTTTCTTATGGTCCTCAAAATAGAAAAATTACTACATTAGCATCTAATAGAGAAGAATATCATACCCTTTATAAAGGTGAAAGATATGGTAATAGTAATCAATATCAACATAACATAACTGAAGCAAAATTAGTATAATGAGCTATAAACCAATAAATACAAATGATTATTTAGGTAAACAAGTAATAATTAATTCTGATAGATTATTATTTAACGCTAAGGATGATTCTATTTTATTATTTTCAGATAAAGCAATAGGATTTAGTACTAAAGGTAGTATACATTTTGATACTAGTTCAAATAAAAATAGTAAATTAGTTATTAATACTCCTAATATTTATTTAGGACTAAAATCTGATAAAAATTTACCTACAGAACCAGCTATATTAGGAAATGAATTAGATGAGTGGTTAGGTGGGGTTAATGGATTATTAGATGTTTTGGAAGGTATTATAAGTGATATTATAGTAAAAGTATCATATACTGCACCTGGAGGTTTTACTGGACCAAATGCCGCTAACGAATCTGCATTTACTACAAGAAGAAGACAAATAGATGCTTTAAGAGATAATATCCAATATATTAAAAGTAAAACAACTAAATTAGTTTAAAAAATGGCCAAAAATACCCCAGGTAAAGATATTACTAAAACTCAACAAGCACAAATAAAATTACAAAAAACTACAGAACAAATTAATAAAATATCTTCTTTTGCATCTGTAGGCATAGGTATTAATTATAATGATGGATTAGGATCAATAAGAACTATTATAGAAAGATTAATAGAAGGACCTTTATTTGAAGTAACTCAAGATTTAAAACAACAAGGAAAGGATAGAGCTTTTGATGAATTAAGAAAAAGGGGTATACCTACATCTAAACCTGAAGCTAAAGAATTATTTAAAGAAAAAATATTAGAAAAAAGTTGTGATATTGAAATTATGATTATTGTTAAAGAAACTAAAAATACTTTAGAATCTATATTAACACAAAGTAATAGTAAATTAGAAAATGTTATAAAAAAATTAGAAAGAATACAAACAAAAGTAGATAAAGCATTAAATAGTTTAGTGGATATATCAATTTTATTGGGTATATTTCAAACGTTAATTACTGCTTTAAAAATATTAGTAACTTCTTTATCACTTGCTTTAATACCACTAGCCGGATTTTTAGCTTCGGCAGCTTTATCAAAAAAAATATTTGATGGTATTGCAAAAGCAAATGCATTTATACTTAAATATGCAAATGCTATACAAGTATATACAGGTTATGCACTTAAAACACTACAGGTTATTATATCTTTAGTTAATTTATTACCTTTAATTATAGATGTTATAAGAAATTTAGTATTATTAATAAAAAACTTTATTAGTACTTTAAATAACTACTATAAACAATATATTGAAAAGTGTATACCAGGAGGAGATGTAATTAATTCGGATGGTACCTTAAATATACCAAATATTGATAAATTTCTTAATTTTAATGCCCCTATAGTTAATATTCAACCGGATGTATTAGGAGATTATATTAGAGATAATGAAGAACAAAGAATATTTAGACCAAAAATAAACTAATTTTTAAAAAGTTTATATTTATTAACAAATAATAATAAAAAATGAAAGCAAAAACTTTTGAAAATCTAATTAGAAAAGTAGTTAGAGAAGAAATCGATTATGCGTTACGTAGAGAAATCAAATCACTTAAGGAAGATTTACGTGATGAATTAAAACCTACTATTACAGAACATACAGAAAGATTAGTTGAAGTACCTAAAGTACCTCAATCGTCTTTAAAGGAAAAAATAATGGGTAAAAAATTTACAAAACAAAATTTTGTAGCAAATAATACTTTAAATGATCTTTTAAACGAAACAGCAGCAGGAGATACTAATACTCAATCTGCTATATCTCCTGTAAATATGTCACAGCCATCAGCAATGGATACAACAAGTATGCCTAAATCGGTAGCTACTGCTGTAACAAGAGATTATAGAAGTTTAATGAAAGCAATAGATAAGAAAAAAGGAATATAATAAATGCCTATAATTCAAAATACAAGGAAAATAAATCCCCTTGACATTAATAATAATGTTAAGATAGGAGTTGCTTTTCCTTTGAATGAAATAAATATGACTTCTGGTACTTCAACAACTAGAGAACAAATAAAAACAAATTTAATAAATTTATTATTAACAGTTCCTGGAGAAAGAATTAATAATCCTAATTATGGTTTGGGATTAAGAGATTTAGTATTTGACAATAATTTAGATGAAAGTATTTTATTAGAAGATATAAATGCTATAACATCTTTTTTTATGCCAGAATTATCAGTTGAAAGTGCTATAATAGAAAGAGAATTGGATTTATATAAACTATCAATATCGATTACTTATTCCATTAACAATGAAAAAAATGATGATTCAATACAAATAAATTTTAGATAAAATGGCTTATACAAAAGTATCAAATAAAACTCAAGATAAGGATATAAAATATTTAAGTAAAGATTATAATTCCTTTAAAAATCAATTAATGGAATTTGCTGAAGTATATTTTCCTAATAATTTTAATGATTTTAGTGAAGGTAATCCCGGAATGATGTTTATGGAAATGGCCGCTTATGTAGGTGATGTTCTTTCATATTATACTGATACACAGCTAAAAGAATCTTTATTATTATTAGCTCAAGAAAAAGAAAATCTTTTTAATTTAGCCTATGCTATGGGATATAGACCTAAAGTATCCGAAGCTTCAAGTGTTGAATTAGAATTATTTCAGTTAATACCTTCTACGGGAGCAAGTGGAGATTATCAACCTGATTTTAATTACTGCTTAAGACTAAATCCTAACTCTACTTTTAAATCTACTGAAGGATCTACTTTTTATATTAATAATCAAGTAGATTTTAATGTATCTTCAAGTTTTAATCCCACAGAAATTAGTATATTTCAATATGATAGTTCAAATAACCCAGAATATTATTTACTTAAAAAAACAACTAATGCTATTTCAGGAAGAGTAAAAGAACAAACATTTACAGTTGGTTCTGCAGAAGCTTTTAAAACTATAACTTTATTTGATACTAATATAATATCAATAGAATCTATTATTGATGAGGATGGTAATGAATATTTTGAAGTGCCATACTTAGCCCAAGATATTATTTTTCAAGAAGTTGAAAATATTGGTACTAATGATCCAGAATTATTAGGTTTTAATAATCAAACTCCTTTTTTATTAAAAATTATAAAATCACCTAGAAGGTTTGTTTCAAGATTTAAAGCTAATAATCAATTAGAAATACAATTTGGAGCAGGAAATAGTGATAAAGCAGATGAACAAATTATACCTAACCCTGATAATATAGGATTAGGTATTAAAGATGGAAGAAGTAAACTTAATACTGCATTTGATCCTTCTAATTTTTTAATGACTAAAGCTTATGGACAAGTACCTGCAAATACTACACTCACAGTAAAATACATAGTAGGAGGAGGTATTAATTCTAATGTAAATGCTAATACTATTACTGAAGTTGAAACATTATTTACATCTAATAATCTTAATTTAAATAGTTCATTACAAAGATTTGTAAGAGCATCTATAGCAGTAAATAATCCAGAAGCTGCTAAGGGCGGAGGAAGTGGGGATTCCATTGAAGAAATAAGAGAAAACACTATAGCACAATTTGCTACACAACAAAGGACAGTTACTAAAGAAGATTATATAATTAGAACTCTTAGTATGCCTTCTAAATTTGGAAGAGTAGCTAAAGCTTATATAGTACAGGATGATCAAATTTCTCCTTTAACTAATGAATTTAATAGAATAAGAAATCCTTTAGCACTAAATTTGT